GTCCTTACACTATAGGGACAATCTGGAGGTGAGTAACTTTAATTCACCTCCACAGTTTGTATCAATCAGAGGCAACCATTTTCATCAAGTTTACCCCAGCACAGTTGCTTACCATAAAGACCCAAATAATAGTCTTTGATGCTAATACCGAAACGCTCATCATTATCACCAGAAGGTGTAAGATTCACACCGAAATAAAATTGATTCCCAATCTGATAAGGTGTTGCAAACTTAACCTTACGCAGTTGATTGTAAAGTGAACCTATAATCACAGCACAAATTGCTCCGATAGTGATAAGATTAGTGATCAGATTGTTTGCGAGTTCTTGATAATCATACTCAAGAACATCATCGACGAAATTGATAGTTTGTGCGAACATTGTTTTGGAAAAAATGTAAAGTTTGCTTGTGAAGTGTGTCCCTCACACTATAGGGACAATCTGGAGGTGAGTAACTTTAATTCATCTGAGATTGTGATGGTTTGATGTTAATCAGTCAACAATGTACTCAATGCAGTTACGATTGTCGCAAGATTTCCAAGTGTTGTAGAAAGAATCCCATGCGATTTGATTATCAACAAAGGAGTCAATTTCCATCATTTCACATACCCAATCGTATGCCATATCGATGTCGGCATTGGTATCATTCACAAAGGCAATCATTTGCCCCATGATGTCATCCCATGCTTCGATGTTATTGTAGATAGAGAAAATTGGAGTTGACATAAAGAAAGATTTTTGGTTTGATTGGTTGCTTACACTATAGGGACAATCTGAAGGTGAGTAACTTTTATTGCTGGAAATACTCTCCGATTGCCTTACTCATTGCGATAAGTTTCTCGTGAATCTCATCAACTTCCAGGCGAAGATTCTCTTCTTCACCCATTAAACTCATCAGATCAACTTCACTCCAATCCTCAAGATTCATCGTTCCATCTTGATACAAAGGAGTGTAATAAAGTGCCCCTTCACTACAAATGGAATAGGCACAACCTTGATTCTCAGCGATGTAAATGTTCATTGGTCTTGTTTGTTAGAAACGTGTGCTTCGATAATGTCAAGAATCTCACTACAATCGTCAGCGAGATCCTCATCAACTAGAACAGCATAATCCTCAACAGCATCAAGAATTATCTCTAATTGTCTGTCTGTTAGATTAAGTTTCATCATAATCAGAGAGATTCGATGATAGATTGACGTGCTTGCATTGCAGTGAACTCATTAGGGAAAGTTGCGATCTTAGTGAAATCATCTTTCCAGTAAAGTGCCCACTTATGTGAACCCCAAACTGCCTTAACTTTGATGGGGTTGTCGATACCGAGTGGATAAGATTTCATGGATGAATCCGTTGCTTACACTATAGGGACAATCTGGAGGTGAGTAACTTTAATTCACCTCCACAGTTTGTATCAATCAGACCCCGCAGAGTAAAACTCACCGAATAACTCTAATGCCTTAGATTGATAGGCAAAACTTGCTTCTTCTGGTGTGTCGAAAGTCCCAAGATGTATAGATTTGCCGTCCTTTTTTATTCTGGAAGTCCACTTTCTTCTGCCCTTCGGTCTATAAACTCCCTTAAATCCACTGTTATTATCAAGTCTTATGGATTGATTAAACTTTTGTTCTTGGGATGTAGAAACTCTCAGATTGATTATTCTATTATCAGTTCTATCCCTGTTAATGTGGTCTATTTGTAAATCTGCTGGGTCTTCACCATAATACATTTTCCAAATCAATCTATGTATTTTATACGATACATTATCTACAGATACTCTATAATAACCGTCACCAGTTTTTGATTTTATTATTTGCCCTTCTTTAGCGTTGCTTCTAACAGTTTTCTTTCTAGTTAGTGTGCCTGTCTCTGGATTGTATGTAAAAAGTTCGTTTAGATACTCCTGAGAAGGTAAAGATAATTCTTTCATTATTCTGTTTAGGTGTGGTATTATTATTTATACTATTATACACTAAAAAAGGATCCCGAAGGATCCTTTTTAATCTGTTGAGTTACCACACCTAACAGATGTTTTATTTAGGCAGCAGCAAGTTGTTTAGCAGTTCTACCACCAGTTTGCCTATGCAGTGATACATTGCTGCCCACATCTGCGCCAGCAGTAGCACCAGCACCAGAAGCACCTCTGAACTTAGTGCTAGAATTGAAGCGCATTTTGCTCAGTGCAGTAACAACTGCTTGCTTATCTTCGTGAACACGATTCTCCTCTTTTTTCATCTCACGGAGACGATCAGCAACCTGAATTGCAAATGCTTTCTTGAAGTTAATCTTAAAAGATCTCTTCAGGTTAGCACCAGTCAGTTGAGCAATAATCTTCTCAGCAGAGTATGCCTTATCTGCCTCACGGTTCATAACATCAACCAGGAACTCACTGTAAAGATTTACCTGAATCTGTTGCGCTTCACTACCAATCACTTGAATAGTTTTAGCACCATTGATGTCAGTTTTGACGTATGCTTTTGCATCGTAAAACTTAGCAACAGCGTTGACAATCTGAGTGAAAGCAACATCCATCTTTTTGAAAGATGCGAACTGTTCATCAACAGCAAGAACCTCTTTTGCTTCCTGCAAAGTGATACCGTGCTTTGCACACAGTTTATCAATCATTGCCGCAGCAGCAGATGCTTCACCATCAAAATCTGTGCTCTCTTGAAGTTTGAGCATCGACTTGATTTTAGCGATGACTTGTTGGCGATCCATTTTGTTTGGTTTGGTTTGATGCTTACACTGTAGGGACAATCTGGAGGTGAGTAACTTTAATCAGGCATCAATCCTTCAAGGGTTTCTTCACCATAACAATCAAGGATGTCAGACTTAACATCATCTTCATCCCAATCTTTGATGTTCTGTTCAATACTCTCAACAGCAAATGTGATGAGACTATCCATATCCATACCCTCAACAATCATCTCTGCGTAGTTGAGTTTGAGTTGGTCAAGTTTAGAAGTGGTCAACATAGTCATTTCAGAATGATACGGTAGTCAATGGAATTGATGCACCAACCTGATGCACTTGTGATCTCATCTACAAGATCGTCAGCATCATCTGCCTCCCAGAATGTGCCGATGTAATCTTCATACAAATCAACACGTTCTTGTTCGGTTAATTCTTCTTCAGCGGCATCACAATCCAGGTCAAACTCAATTTCAGTGATTTGGAATTGCATCAGTTTGCGGGAAAGTTTTTGCAGACAGCATCACAGAGAATCTCTGTAACTTGATTCAGTTCAGCATCATCGATGCCCTGAAAGTATTCAGTGATGATACAATCAATGTCCTCCATTAATTGTTCACGAGCAGTCAGCATTTCGAGTTGGTTCATGTTAGTTTTACTCCTCAATCGCGATCTGAAATGTTCCAAGTGCCGTAAGAATCGTATGCTGGAGCAGGTTCAAGTCCAGCACGGATTCTGTCCCGTCGTTGTTTCTGCGCCATCAAATCGTTGATGTAATCTTGCATCACTTTCTGAATGATAGGATCATTCTTAGCAGTGTCGTTTGTGATGAAAATGTCTTCTGGTTTCATAATGGTTCTGTGCTTACACTATAGGGACAATCTGAAGGTGAGTAACTTTAATTGCGTCGAATTTCTTCGACAATTTTACTCAAATCGTTTGCTACATCAATCATTGCAGACCGTGAATATCCTGTAGCATAAGGATAACCCTGATCTTCATTATCAGGTGCCTCATAGCAAACATTGATTGCAGTATTCAGTCGGTCAATCATCATTATCAGTTGTTCATCAATCGAAAAAATGTTCATCATCGGTTGGTTGCTTACACTATAGGGACAATCTAGAGGTGAGTAACTTTAATTAGACAAGATTAGCAAACTGGTTATACAAAACCTTCTCTAATTTGTATGCCTGATTCTCTCTTTCCTCATCATCAATCACACCTGCTTCGTTTTGCGTCACATGCACCAATTCATGAAGCAAAGTGATAACATAGTCTTTTTCACTCAGTTTGTTGTGAATCTGGATGAATTGCTCCTCTCCGTTCACCTCAGTGAATCCAAAAGCATTATCATCACTTAGGTTGGTATGATAAACCTCAACATCACTGGAGATTTCATAGTTTGATGTGAAGAACTCAAACACCTTATGAGTGAGGTGTGAGTTGGAAGATTTACCTGAGGTGAATAACATAATCAGACCAACTCCTGCTGTTGTAACATTAGTTGCTCTTCAGTTACTTCATCTACGCACTCCTGAATCACCTGATAGATGTAATCAATGTTGCCAACATCATCAAAGATACGTTCAATAACGTCAGCATCTTCTACAACATTATCATAATCAATCTCACCATTTTCATCCTTCAAATGACAATCTTCCTTAGTATAAATCCATGCGGCACAATGTGCATCTTCACCCTGTTGTTCGATCAGTTTGTTGAGTCGTTCTTGGAGTTGTTTGAGAGTGTAGTTCATCAGTCGAGAAGAGAAATGTCGTATGAAGTAAAGTTAGGGTATTGTTTTTCTACCCATTTACACAATTTGTTGTTTTGTGCTTTAATCCCTTTATGCGTTTTAGGACGGGTTGGCATATCTTTTAAGAATGATAAATGCCCTCCAGGTTGTGTAACTTGAATGGAATAAGTTGCAGTGGTTGTTTTCATTCAGTTGTTCTCAATAACGTGAGCAGTCGCCAAAATGTTCCAAGCATCATACATCAGATTGTATGAATCAGCGACCCTTTGTGCAATCTCTTCAGTATCATAAATCCCGATGGTAAAAGGATCATCTGAACCTTCAGTGAGAGTAATAACTTTGTGAGTTAAGATCATTTGGTTCGATCGTGTGCTTACACTGTAGGGACAATCTGGAGGTGAGTAACTTTAATTCAGGGAATAAACCTCATCATTCTCATCAGCGGCATCGTAGAAAATGATGATGTTATCTTTCATCGACACATAAAGTGTAGGAATTTCTATATCCTCATCAACGAAAAACTCTTCGATTACATAATCACAAGTCAGTTCATATTCTTCGGCAAGGTCACTAATTCGGTTCATAATTCACAGGATAGATTGAAGGTTTTCAAGGATTTCTTCTGAGGTGATAGTCTTCTCACAAGGCACAATGTCCTTCGCAAGAATAGTATAATCACCAGGCAGAAACTTTACTTTAGCACACGGAGATTTGGGAGTGTAGTAGATACGTTTTTCCACAGTATCCCAGTCAGTAACACCGATCGCCATAGATCCAGTGTCCACTAACAACATGTAATCAAATGTTTTCTCGATTACTTTGTTGTCTGATTGGAAGTTTTTAAGAACAATAGATGAAGTTGACCCGTTCTTATTGAACATTTTGAGTTTACCTTTCATCTCATAGTTCACATTATCTTCTGATGTAAAGTCTACACCGTCTTTGTAATCTCCAACGTATTGGAGTTGTCCATCACTCCATTTTGCGAATGATTTTTCTTGCAACCAAGTGCGAATCGTCTTGAAGGCATTAGATTTCATCTGCGTTGTGTTAGTTGCATTTACACAACCGAAAAACTCTTCAAGATTAAATCGTGAAATGTCAATCATTAGAAAACATTAGTCCAGCGAGTGTGGTTTGCTTTGGTGATTCTACCCTCTTTGAGCATGTTATCACATACTCTACAAAATACTTGAAACTTCTCTTCACGGGTGAGCACATGCGGTTGAGCACATGTAGCAATCACCTTGAGCATTTGTGCCTTAGTTGTAATCATTGGTTTAGTCCTTACACTCTAGAGACAATCTGAAGGTGAGTAACTTTATTTCACAGACGGTTTGTTACTTCAACCCACTGAATATCTTGTGGTTGAACTACTTGCTCCCACCCCTGGATCCCCATAATAATGTACTTAGACACTACATCTATGGTTTGAAGTGTTGCTGTAGCACCATTTGCAAGTTCTCCAAGTTCAGTCACAACTTGCACTAGGATCTCATCGTGGCGAGGGCAATCCCATTCAAAAATGTACTTACCTTCCCACCATTTCATAGCAGTTCCATCACCAAACTCATTCGTTGCATTATACTCAGGATTCTCTTTTACATACTGAGAACCAAGTTCTACCATTTTCTCAAGTGCTGCATCAGAAAGACTGAAAGCACCGACGCGATTGTTGTAAACTACTTTTGCCATGATGTTGATTATGCTGAAGTTTTATTGTAGGAGAGAAATGCCCAACGGTCAATGTTGGAATTGTAATACTTATTGATTACATCTGTTACTGTTTGATTACACTCAGAGTCCATAAATCCATACTTCCTATAATCAAACATCGCATCATAAGTGCGCTTTTGTGCTAGAACAGGAGAGTGAGTAGTGTTTAGAATCTCAAGGAAAAGTTCATTAACTTCCTCAATCACAACATCGGGAGTATCAATGTAACACTCCCATTCGCTGCGTTTGATTTCAAGTTTTTCGCGTGAAATAATCATTTGGTTTGTGCTTACACTAAAGGGACAATCTGGAGGTGAATAACTTTTTAGCAGGCAAGTGCTCCAGAAGGAATCTCAACAGGTTCTGGTGCTACGTTGTCTTCAAACTCGTGCATATCGTAGGCAAACCAGTTACCATTGCGGAAAATGTAAGAGTATTCTTCACCCATAGAGAAGAACTCTTCCATGTCTTTATCAAGACGAGGAGGACAATTTTCACCACGCTGAGAGTAGTATTCGGGACCATAACTAAGGTCTGGGCGAAGTTTTCCCCAAGACTTTTCAGTCCAGCAGGAAGACATATCGCCACCGTCAATCAGTTCGGAAACTTTCGCCTTCGTATTGTAGTGCGTTTTGAGAATCCGACCCAACCAAGAAGGATATCCATCCCAATGATGATAAGAAGAGAGAATAGATCCATCTTGAAGTTCGATACCGATTCGTGAGCGAGTTGCCATGATAAAAAAATAGTATGAGAGGCGGAGATCTGTTTGTCGATCCCTCTTATTGTTTTGCCTCTCGTGGTGGTTGTGTCGGGTCTCCCCTTCACACTATAGGGACAATCTGGAGGTGAGTAACTTTAATTGGAGGAATCTTTGTATTCATTGAGTAAGAAATTGATTTCCTTAATTGATAGTGCCTCAACAAATGCTACATTATTGTAGAACCGTGAGAAATCAACAGTTTTAAGTGCATCAACTACCCAAGGTTCATTACACTTCAAGAACATTTGAGTTGTGTTAGGAACTCTTGGAAACTCTTCCTTTAACTTACCACAACCTCTACCAAATACTGTGAGTGAAACATCAGCATCATCAGGATTTGTTTTGGTAATGTAATTCCTATCCACCACAGAGATAGTTTCTCTCAACTCATCACGCTTTTCCCATACTTGAAAAATTGTGTTAAGTTTTCCTTTACTCTTTTTCTCTTGACTTGGATGTATAAAATCCACAGTCAGTTCAGTATCAGAAACCAGATGGAATCTATTGTCTAAACGATTGATAACCGACCACTTTCTCCAACTTTTTGGTATTAGAAACCCAATGTGAGTTGATACTTCAGCACACTTGTTAAAAAATGGGATACAAAGTTTATTTGCTCTACCAAATGGTGGGTTGCTGATAGTAATTACATTAGAGAGATGTGATAAGTCTTCCAGAAGAAAATCTTCTGTTCGTTGAACTGAACTATGCTTTGGTTCAATGTCATAAGACACTACATTTCTATTCAGTTCAATTAAAGGGTCAATAAATGCACCAGTTCCACCAGCAGGTTCAAGATAAGTATCTCCCCGATGAACTTCATCGAGGAGATTGATACACTCTATTGCTGTTTGCTCTGGAGTGTAATACTGTTCTTTACCTGTTACTCTCTTGTTTTGTTTCATCAGGAAATCTGAATATCATTTACATCAATCTCTGCAATAAGTTTACCATACTTACCCAGAAGGTCAAAGTTAGTTTTAGTTTTTTTCTTATCAATCTGAACAGCAAGAAGACCTTTCTCATCACCTTGCCCAGTGTGCTCACATCCACCAGTAGATTCTGCAAGCATAAGACCATTATCACGGTCAAATTCCCAGATACAAACTTTATCAGGATAAACTGCTACAAGATGAAGCAATTCCCAACCAGATTGCAGAGGTCGGATTTGATTCCACCAGAGAGTTTCATTCACATAACCACTCTTATTGAATTTATATGAAACCAGAGCAGTTTTTACTTCACTCTTACGACCATCAACAATCAAATCACCCTCATCACTAATCTTCTCAGTAGATACACCTTTCTGCTCAAAGTATTGGCGAATAAAAACTGTGCCAAGATTACCTTTGAACTGTGGAGTACAGTTAGGAAGATTTTTCAGAGGAGAGTTCTCCCATCCCTTCTTAATTGTGGGGGGAAGTTGGAGAGAATAGGTCATGGTGTGGTTGTGTCCTTACACTATAAGGACAATGTGGAGGTGAGTAACTTTAATTCAGGTCAATTTCCAAGTGCTTGTGCTGCTTTCTTTGCTTTTGCTCTCATCTGAACTGCAACTTTAGAGTTCCACTTTCCACCACCTTTTTCATACTCACTACGCATCTTTGCAAGGATTTCAGTAGCACTCTTCTTGGTCTTTTGTGCTGCTGCTGTCTTCTCTCTATTTCTTGCCTGATCTCTCTCTTGGCGAGTCATTCTACCGCCTTCAGCAGTTCTCCACTGACGACGTGGTTTAGATTCAGTCTTTTTGGGTTCTTCTTTCTTTTTAGTGAGAAGTTTATCTGCTTGCTTACTAAGATCTTGGGAAGATGTAGTGGATTTCTTTGCTTCTCCACCGCCAGATTTAGCAGCACGTCTTGCTAATGCTGCTTTTCTTCTCTCTTCTTTTGCTGCCGCTGCTGCTTTTGCTCTAACATCGGCAGAACCTCTTTCCTGCTGTGGTTGTTCCTGACGTGCCGTTACTTTTGCTTTTGGTCTATCTTTACCAATGTCTTTTCTTGGTTTCTGAACTACTGGTTCAGTTTTACCACCACCAACTGCCTTAACTCTGCGAGTTTGTTGAGGATCTTGTCTTCTTTCTCTACCAATTCTTCCACCTTCACCACCTTTACGGATCGTGCTGGATCTCATTAAATCAGCATCGTATGCTTCTTTGCAAAATTCCCTAAAGGTCTTCATCAGTGGTAAAGTAAATCTTCTTATTATTTATTACAATAACATCCCCACCCCCCGAAAACAAGGGATAGGGTGACAGTTATTGAAGTGGTTCAGTCCTCCTCTTCAACAACAACTTTCTTAGTAGTTTTTGCTTTTGATACAGCAACACGACCTTCTTCATAAAATTGTGCTACACGAGCACGTCGAAGTGCAAGAAGCATTTCATACTGCTCTTTCTGCTCTTTTGTGTATCGGAAATCTTGTGCCTTCCATTGTTTGCGAAGGTCTTCCATTTGGCGGAGAATGTCGTGAAAATACATTAGAAATCAGTAGTCGTAGTTTGCAGAAAGATACTCATCGAAGTTGAACTTTTTGGGTTCTTCTTCATCGAGAAGTTGATTGATTGTTTCATCAGTCAGGTCAAGGATCTCACCAGGAAGATCTTTTTCAAAGAAATCGTTCATTAGTTTGATGCTTACACTATAAGGACAATGTGGAGGTGAGTAACTTTAATTGAGAGGCAATTTACCCACTGATTTACCCTTTCTATGTTTCTCAATAAAGTTTCGGGCAGATTGCTCATTCCTACACACTTTGAGTTGCTGACCCTTGTGAATAACCACCAGTTTAGATTTGCTTCCCATCAAAGGAACAGCAGCATAGAGAGTATCGTACTCCCACTTTCCGGTAGTAAATCCTTCAGACATAAATCACCTCTTAATAATAGTTTCACACACTTCACCCTGCTGGAATACAACATCCAGTGCCCTTTGGACTTTCTTCGCAGTCGCAATACCAACCTTATCATTTTCATAAGTAGGGATGACTACCTTACCGAAAGGTTTGCGGTAAAGTTGATACTGACCAGCAGGAATAGCACCAGAGCGCATGTCCGCAGCATCCTGATGATGCAGTCGCAAAGTGCGACCAACACTTTGCAGAATACCAATGTAGTTCATAGAGCGCATAAACACAACTGCCTCAAGACCAGATACATTGATGCCTTCTGCAATGATAGAGTGATGGAGAACAATAAACTTCTTATCATCATCCTTCGCCCAAGAGTTTAGAGTATCAAAGAATGTCTCACGATTGACTTTCTTACCATCAATCACAGCACCAGTTTTTGCAGTGATGTAAAGAACAGAATAACCACGCTCCTGCATCTCCTCAAAGAAACTGGTATTAGACATCAACCCAACAATCTGTTTTGTGGATTTAGCACAAATTAGACCCTTATTGATACATTCACCCTCAACAGTGTCTAGAAGGTGCTTACAGTCCCTCTCATAGATGTTAGAGGAGGAAACATCAAGTTGCTTCACACTCACTTTAGGAGGAACAATAAACCCACCACTCACAAGTTCAGGTGCAGGAACTTTACAAATCACCTGACCATAAACTTCAGCATCGTTCATCCCAGGTTTGTTGTTAGTCGCAGAATAAACGGGAGTAGCAGTGTGGAAAAAGCAAAAGTTAGAAGTAGAAGAGAAATGCTTGGTGGCAGGGAAAAAGTTTTTCTTGATCGAGTTGTGACTTTCATCAAAATGAATGGTATGAACATTAAGACCTGCTTCCTGAATACGATGCAGAGAATGATAGGTAGTAAAGATAAGTTGCTTACTGTATGCTTGTGCAGACCAGTTGTGAATAATGTTAGGTTTGGTACTGCTGAAGTGGTGAGTATCTCCACTATGAACGTGCATTACAGCAACATTATCAATCTGCTCAAGAAACTCGGAAGAAAGTTGTTGAGAAAGCAGAATACGAGGACTAACAATCACAACAATAGTTTTAGCACCATCATTAGATGCAAAAATGTTTTTGACGTGAGTAATCATAGACAGAGTTTTTCCTGCCCCAGTAGGCATCACAACAGTGCCTTTCTGATTGATAGACATAGCATCAACCGCTCGCTGTTGATGAGGTCGAAGAGTAATGGTCAAGTTGGTTTCGCTTCAATACAGACACAATAAAACCCCCGACTGCGAAAGTCAAGGGGTAATGGACAGTTTGAAAAGTGGTCAGGAAATTCTTATAATCTTTAACCGATTTGGATTATATCCTTCCGCAATAAGATTTTTCCAAATTTCAGAACACCGTTCCTTTGTAAGGTTTTGATAATCTTCAAGAAGAAACCAACCATTAGTTCCTTCTTCTTCAATTTTATATAAAGGTTCACTCATAATTTTCCTCCAACAACTCCACTATTTACAACCTTTGTATGTTTTTCAAAAGTTCCATCTGCCAACTGTTTAAGATACCACCGTGACATTTTAATTACTTCTTCTTTTTCTAAAGAAAACAAAAAGTCTTTTCCAGTATCCTTACGGACACTTTTCCACATAAAACGTGTTTGTTCTACACGGAAAGCATCATCAATCCACTCATACTCTTGGTTTGGTTTTGAATTTTTTGAATTTTCTTCCACCTTCAGATTTGTATCGTTGGATGTATCTAGTTCTGTAGTCATCGTAAGGAAAATAGGCAAAGTGTTCAAGTTCTTTCTTACCTTCTTTTACAGTCCAACTTAGACCGAAAGGAAAGACTTTATGAAAAGGTTCTGAAACCGTTTCAAGTTCAATTCGTTTTGAAATCATTCTTCAGATTTTTTAGACCTTCTAGATCTTTTTGATTTTCTAGATGTTTTAGGAGCAACACCACCTACCCATGCCTCATTTTCTGGGGTTGAAGGATCATCAGCAATAAAATGACCACTTTCATCTCTTGCTCTTACTGGTTCTTCAACTACCACTTCTTCGGCAATAGGTTCAGGAAGTTCTATATCCAATTCTACAGGTTCACGAACTTCTACTACTTCTACTTTAGGTAGTGCTGGAGTTGGTTCTACAACAGGTGCAGGAGCAGGTGCTACTTTTCCTTTAACAAGATCTCCAAATCTAGACATAAGTTTTTCCGTTTACTATTTTACTATTTATTTTTATGGATCTCTATACCTATGTTCTTGACTTTTATACTCATCATCAGAATTTCTCCTGTTGTTGATGTACTCCAAATCATCCCAATACTGTGAATGACAGACAACAAGAATGTGTGTTTTCTTGTGCATGTTTACAAGAGCATCTGGTTTATCTTTTGTGCCTACTTCAATCGTAATGTAATCAGGGCATTTGAAGTAAACCCACCCTTCATCAACAAAATGATTATGTTCCCATTTAACATAATCGT